TATCAATATCGATAGGTGCACTGCGATTACCGCTCTTTAGAATGTGAGCACCAGTTAAACGAATGTCTCTATCAAGTAGACGGATGCTAGAGTTATTAGCACTAGTTGATCCACGCATAGCCTCACCGGACTTACCGGAAAGAGCACCACCAATTTTTGCACCACCAGGTAGTGTAAGATCTTCTTCAAAACTACGCTTAATGCTTGGCTTTATTTTACCAGATGCTTCAGCAATTTTTCCACCAATAGCGTTTCTTTCATCAAGGAAAGTACGAAGGTGAGCAGTATGAATCTTTACTCTATCTAGGAAGAATGATAGTTCTTCTTTGTGAGTCTTCATTATTGGTCCAGATTTTGAAGTATTAACTTTGTTAATCTTCTGAAATGCTTCCTCAATAATATCATCTAGATACTTTAGTGCTGCATAACCATCTTCTGGATCTAACTGAATTAATCTTGCGGTTGCTGATCTAAAATCTTGATCAAATAGTACCGGAAGGAAATCTCCACCAGGCTGACCACTAACAATCTTATCACGTAGTCCATTGTAGATGGAGTTAATCTCTAGGGCTGCAGGTGATGGGGCATTGCCTTCAGCAATCTTATTTACCGCTCTGAATCTACCTTCAACAACAGCAATAGTCATAGACAAACCATCGTTTGCCTTAAATACACCCTTGTCTGCAGCCTTACGGGTATCTGTGATTGCTTTTCCTGCAATCTTCTTACCATCTTTAGTTAAAGGACCAACAGAAGTGTAGATCTTTGCGTCTGAAATAACTAGTTCATTGTTTAGATCATTAAACTTACCACTAGCAGACCTTGCTTGACTACGTTCTATGATGTTTTCTACTGCGCTCATTGCGCCAGTCAGTTTACCTGCATTGAATCCACGAATCATTTCGCTCCAGCCAAAGCCGTATGCGGAATTCATGTCAACCATAGACGCAGCAACGCGAAGATATCCTTCAAATACGTTACGTGTTGTGTACTTAAGGCTAAGCAGTGTAGTTGGTTTCCATACAAACGTGTAGAATGTATCTAATGCGTTAACTACCTTATCGTATCCTTGCTTTCCTACTGCACCAGCAGCCTCAAAAGGAAGTGTAATACCAGAAGGTGTGCTTTGTATTGCTCCTTCATTGTACTTACGTACCTGAGCAAGAACTTCTACGTCACCATCTGCAACACGGCGCATGATGTCCTGGAACAAGAAAGGATTTTCTTTTACAATTGAAGCAACTTCATTCAAATCTGTAGAAAAGTGAGTATTAGGAATCTGTGAAGTTAAAGATGGGTTCTCACGTAATGCTTTTTCTGCAAGTTTAATGTGAGTCTTTGTTACTTCAGGTGCACCTTCTTTTTCTGCTATGCGCTTTGCGCCCTGCTCAACAAGATTCCTGATATGACTGCTAACTACAAGTTTACCGGTTCGCGTATCAACCATTGTGTAGTTCTTATCAATGATATCGCCAATTTGCTCACGACGCTTAGCACGTGTAGTTTCCAACATGCTACGAACAACTTGGTAAAGCAGTTCATTTTGTTCTTTTGTAAACTTTTCAGTAAACTGAGGGAATTGCTTTCTTAGAATTCCAACAAAACTTCTTTCTTCAAGTTTGTCAAGAAATTGAAAACGCTCTGAAGAGTAGTTCTTTGTTGAATAAAGTTGTGATAATCTTTTTGCCTCAGCAACAGACATGTCACCCTTGCGAACTGCAGCACGAATACGTGAGTCTACTTCTTGCTGACTAAAGTGTCCGGGTATACCATCAATGATAGCAATACCAGCAGGAGTTTCATGTAGTTTACCACTAGGACTAAACCAATCCACTACGCGAATGAATCGTGCTTCAGCCTTTGTAGCGTTAAACATTTCATTTGCATATGCTGGAGTGTCTTCACCAAAATCATTCCAGAAACCACGAGAGTTTAGTGCTGCTGCGCGAGCACGACGTTCTTCAATAAACTCGGAACGAGACCAAGTGGATGTAGTTGCAGATTGAAATACAGTCTGCTGTCCACCTTCACGTGCAAGAACTGCTGACTCTTCTGGAGTTAAAGGAACTGCACCAACTCTACTTTGAAAGGCTTCTTGCTTTTCAAGTGGTCTAAGTTCTTTTTTCTCTAAAGTTTTCTTTTCTTTTTTAAGTTGCTTAATGTCAGCATTAGCCTGCTTATTAAACGCCTCAATATTTTTGATCTCTTCAACAGTTAATTTTCCACGCTTAGTTGGAACTGGTTGAATTGTATCTTGAATAGTTTTAATTTGATTTTCAATAAAGTCAATACGTCCAGTAACAGCATTCATTTGTGCAGTCAACTGTGGGTACTTACGAGTCAATGCAGCAAATGATGCAGTGTCACCAATTGCAATCTTTGCTACTTCAGCAGAGAGTTGACGACCACCAAGTTGATTGGCATCAATCAGAGCCTGAGCAAGTTTATTAGGATTACTTGAGCGACTTACAAATCCATAACTTTGTACAGCAAGAACATCACCGGTATCAATTAAGTCAAAGAGTGGTTTAATTGGACTTGGCTTATTTGCTGCTGCTTTGTTCAAGTCATCAACAAGAGTATCCATGCGACCAGTATTAACTTTAGCCTTTACTACTCCACCTGGAGTAAGTGGTCGGTTAAGTGCTTCTAACTTAGCAACCTTACCAGCCTTTGCTACAGCAAATAAAGGATCAAGTAAATTAAAGCCAATGTCACCAAGACCGGAGTAAAACTGTGCAGAACCAGAAGTAAATACAGATTCTACTGAACTAGCATTAGCCCAGTCAATTTTATCTGTAGCCTGTGTTCCAGACTTTACATCACCAATAAGTGCAACAAGCGCACGTCCTGGAGAAATCTTACGTCGCCATGCTTGAGACGGATCATTGTCGTAATACTCCTGAGATGATGCTACAGCATCTTTCTTTGCGTAGTCAAATAACTCAGTTAGTGATTTATCTTTGTTCTGATTCTGATAATTCTTGTTTGCAATCATTATTGCAGCAGTTAGATTTGGTGCTACGGTATCACGGTACGGCTCAGCCGCACGCTCTAATACGCCAAATGTTTTTTCACCAACAGTTGTATTTGCAATACGAGTAATTAAATCAGCAGTATTTGATTCAACATTAGACTTAATGTTTTCAAAAATGCTATCTCGACCGATTAGTGCCATTACTCGTCACCAACCTTATAGCCGTTGTTCATTACTAAAAGTTCTGTTAGGAACTGATCGCGGTCATCTTCAGTTTCCCAGTTAACCAAGGAAAACGGCATGACAACATCAGCGTTCTTCAAACCAAACATATTGGTAAATGCTGCAATGTTGCGAGCCAAAATCATAAATTAAGCCTTAGATGCTTCTTGACGAACGTATGTTACAAAAGTTTTGAATGTATCAGGAGCAGATGGATCTGCTGCCATAGTTTCTAGTTGGTCCATATATTTAGCGACCATTGCATACTGTGGGTTTACAGGAGGTGGTGGTGAGTAACCAGGACCCACAGGAACACCATCAGTAACTGGTTGATCCGGATTATTTGTTGGATCAAATAGCGAGGTTATCTTTTGTGCTGGGGCAGATTGTGCCTGCATCTTTGGTGTTGATGTACCCTTAGACATTGGTGCACCTGCCATTTGTTCTTCAATGCGCTTACGGTCACCGTATGCTCCACCTGATGGAACCATGTCTGTACGTTCTGATAGTTTACCTGGACCTGATACAGCCTTTTCTTGGCTTGTTGTCCGGTATGGACGTGCTCCGCCTCTAGCCATGGTAACCTCTTTCAACTATCTGGACTCTTCCGCCAGTATTAATATCAAATTTTTTAGCAACTTTCATTGCTTCTTGGATTGTTGCACCTTGGGCTAAAGCACCAAGTGCATATGCTGCTCCGGTTCCTATGCCATATAAACCAGTATTTGTTTCTAGCACTGCATAGTTACCAGCAATGTGAAATACTCTTCCATCAAAACCAACTAGGAAAACAAAGTCTTCGTCTTCCTTGAGAGTTATACCAGCATCTTCATGTTGCTTGCGCATCTCTGGAATAAACTTTGATACCATAAAGGTATAAGGTTCTGTTCCATCGTATACTGGTGGTTTCCAACCAAATAGAATAACATCACAGCATCGTGAGTTACCTGCACCAGCCATAACATAACCATTAACTTCAACAACCTTCTTCATGCTTTTATGCATGTATGGTCGTTCAGTATCAGTTACTTGTGCATCAGCAGCAAAGACAAAACCCTTGCTGTTTTGTACAGCAATGATCGTAGTCATTATCCACCGATCTGAGCAAGGATTGATGCTACATCAGTTGGAGGAGCCTGTGGTGGCTGTGACTGCATTGCTGCTTCTGGAGCCGCTGGTGGCACTTGTGGTTGAGGTGGAGCAGGTACTGCACCTAATGATTCACTCATTGTTGGTGCTGGAGTTTGCTCAACTGGTTCAGGCGCAGGGAACGCCTGAGCAACAGCCTCTTCGATAGATAAGCCCTCGCGACGCTTTTTGATAGTCTGAGCAATCTTTGAAATAATAGCAGAAGGATCCTGACCCTGTGATGCCATCTGCGGGATTGCTTGGGCTGTAGCAGCAAGAGATGCCGATAGTGAATCGCGCATCCGCTCTATATCAATGCGTTCCTGCTCGCGTGAAACGTTCATGTTCCATGGCAGTTCTTGCATGATAAAGTCTTTAGAAACTAGATTGGCTTGCAAAGCCTGTAGAGAAAAGATAAGTGCACGTGATGGATCAAGACCAGCCATCAATCCGTAGCGTACTTGAACTTCGTACTGTCCGGCAATGTCTTTTTCTGGTGCATACGATAGTTCGTATGGAGCACCTTGGAATACACCGTTTTGCTTCTTCTCACCTGGGAATAGTTTCTCATCCATCTCAAAGCATAGTTTAATAACATGCTCAAAGGCTTCAGCCAGAATCATTTGTCCAGCCTTGATTTGAGTATCAAAGCCACCAAGAAGTGCTTGAACACCAGAACCAGTAATGATGCTTGCATCAATCTGACCGGAGCGACCTTCAGGGTAGCGTGAACCCATACGCATTTCTTGCTCAAGAACTTGTTGTTCTTGGAATGCTGCTGGTGGTAATTCTAGTCCTACACGACGTACACCCTGTGGGTTGGACGTACGAAGTACGGCATCTGGACCAAATGTAAATTCTTGTAGATCCTGTGGTACAACCATAGGAGCCTGTACAGACTTTTCTGCTGCTTCCATAGCGAGCAAAGAAAATCTAGCACGAGCGATTTGAACCCAAAGTACATCATCGAACTGACCTCTCGGATCATCCAAGTCAATTCCTGGACGGCGAGCAATTGCGACGGAAACTTTTCCTAGTGGGTTTCTCGTGCTACGCAGCACAAGATTATCGCGCTGCGGTAGGAAGAGTACGATTTGGTCTGCGTCTTCGTATCGCACCAATTCAAGCAACGTGTTCATGTTCTCCATGTCACGTCCGAGTTTACCAATAATACGGGTCTCGTATTCTGGGAACTCGTTTGCTAACTCTCCCAACGTTTTGTAATACTTCTTTGTGAATGAAATGCATCGCCCATAGCGGTCATATTCAGGGTAAGCACCCATAGGGTTTTCTATGCGGATGCGTGGCATTCTAGCCTGGAAATCAGGCTCAACTACAATGGGCAAAAAGGCATAAGTATTATACCAGTCTGCACCAGTGTACATCTGTGTTTGCAACTTAGAGAATTGAATGTAGTTGTTGGCAATCATTGAACGATTGTCAGCAATTTTCTTTGACTTCTCTGACTTGCTATTAATGGATGAGCAGTTAACGGAAGGTAGTGGGGCTAGCACTTCTGCAATATCACGGGCTGCAACGTCCACAAAGTTTGCAATCATAGGCTTGGATAAGCCTTCAGGGAACATGTCTGGGTAGACTGCTTCCATGTTACCACGACGTACTTCGGTAACATCCCGCATACGTGCATCGCGTGCAGCGTTGCGTTGTGTAAGGATGTTAACCTTGTCGTTAATTTGGTCGATTGACAAAGTCATATTATTCCTAAATATAAATTACTTGTTGATCTGCAGCAAGTTCATCTAAATCAATAACTGCTCGCTGGGACATATTTTTTCTAGTTGCATACCTTGAGTTCATGTGATGAACTCGATTCATGCTGCTTTGAACCAGTTCCTTAGCCCTGATCTCACAGAACCAAAGAGCCATAACTACGTCAGTCTTGTTCTTGGTATCTGGTTTCCAGGTAATTAACTGGTTTATAAGAGCCTTGATATGCTCGTTACTTGCATCCGGTAGGGTAATTAGATTACCCCCAATGAATTTGCCATCGCGCATTGTACCGAAGAGATTCGACATGGAAGCCACACCGAAACTAACATCCCACTTATTCTTACCGGTGAAGTGTTCTCTCATCTGTACACCACGATTAGCCATCCACATCCGCAGATCCTCGTCTAGGGAATAGGCTTTCTGGTGTGCGTTGATTTCAACGCGTAATTCTATAGGTCTAAACTTAAGCACCCAGTCTTCCATGAGTGCTCTAATCTTTTGAGGGGTTGGATCAGCCATGTTATGCACGTCTAGAACCATACGCTCCCCGGACTCACGCTCTATGGCATAAGCAACCATAGCAGCATGACCTGCCATAGCAGGGTCAAAGCCCAGGATGGTTACCCATTGTCCTCCCGATGGATGTCCAGGCGCGCCCATATTGAGAGGACCAGGCTTGCGCATCCGGTTAACACAGGAGTTAACAAGCGCAGGGGGAAAGATCGCGTCTTCTTCGACATCTTGCTGCTGGTATACGAGAGCCCATGTAGATGGGTTAACCTCACTGCGTCGTTGGAAGAGGCGTTTTCCATCCCATTTAGGGTAGTATCCATTTTCGTCCTGTACTAAAAGTTCTGAGTCATCTTCGTTATCTGGATCCGCGCCATCCCATACACGATCGGAGATGGGCCAGAGCGTCTTCCAGTTTTCTTTTTTATCAGCGAACTCTAGAACTGCTGGCATAGCCAAATAAGTAAAGGGGGATTTGTCACCAGACCAGTTATCTGGGTTACGGACCTCCTTGTAGAGGTCTACAGAGGAAACTCGCGTCCCTGCAATAATGAGCATACCGGTTGCACCGACACGGGTAATAACCATCTTTTGCAACCAGTTGAGTTGCTTCTCCCATTCGTGGGCGTTGGTAGTAGTGACCACGTCGTCCAAAATAATCAGGTCTGCGCGAGTACCGTAAATCTGTTGCCCCATACCAATGGCTTGGACGGTTGGGTCCTTCTCGCCAGATGAACGTTCCAAGTAGATACGGTCGGCAGTCCATTGATCTGCGGTTTCCTTCCAGCCACCGGCTGGTCCATAGACACCTTGGAGTTTAGCCCAGTTGTCTTCTGTCAGACGTTGTTTGATGGAATACAAGAATTCCTTGGCACGGGTCTGGGTTTGGGAAACGATAACGATGCGGATGTTAGGATCCATAGCAATACGGTAGGTGGCGTAGCCAACCGTTAAAACCGTAGACTTAGCATGTTCGGGCGGTACGTTGATTAACATACGGCGGCGATTGCTTGGCTCAAAAGTCATAGACGGGTGGAGCCAGGACGGTTCGCGCCCCTCTAAAACGTCGATCCAAGACTGATGGTGCGGAAACACCTCAGATCCCAGGAACTCTTTGGAGAAGGTGGCGAAGTCAATCTTCTTGCCATTAACCAGAGTCTCGGTCATAAGGGCATTAGACTCGCCCCGCGCATCCTCAAGTTTCATAGCAAACTTAGGGTCCCGAAGCCACGTCTTTAAGGCAGCAGGTTTACGACCTACTATACCCAGCGCAGCGTGTTCTGATACACCTGACGCTACAGAAGCCAGAAATTTCGCTTGGTCCTCATTCTGCTTAATTACCGTATGGTGCAATGCACCTGTCCTAGCAGCCACCGAAACACATCCTAAACAACACTCAAATACAACACACATACAACACCGCACCAAGCGGTGTATTATATACTAGCGAACCAACAGGGTTCGCATAAAATAACCTTACATATATACTAACCCAGTTATAAAGCACCTGTAACGATTTGTTACCAAAAATTTATAAAGTAATTTACGTCACATTAATAAAACCCAGTAACTGTACGGAAACACAGCAGAAAATAATATGTTAGAGTAATGTATATACCATTCCACCGACCTTAATAACCGGTGGGTCATACGTTGCCTAAAGGCAACACCTGCCCTGCCCGTTGCGTAAACGCAACACTCCCCCCCTACCCCACCGAGGGGGGTGGTGGTGTTAATAAACAACGAATGAATGTTAATGCTTGACTATCTGGTGTTACCGATTCGCAACTATTCGCCAACTATTTTTGGGCATAAGAAAACCCCCACCCGAAGGTGGGGGATTCCTATTTGTTGCTAACTTGTAGCGATTAGCATTTCAAGCAGGGCTTGAGTTGCCTTGATCGCATTGGCGCGATCTTGTGCGCTCAATGTCTTGCCTGTCTGAATTGCCTTGTTGATCGCGTTGATCTGCTCAGCAGGTGCAGGTGCGCTGGTTGCCTTTGCCTTTGGCTTAGGTGTGCGAACCTTGCGAACTGGCGCGGTCATTAGTTCGAGTTCCTTTGCCTTTGCAGGTGTCAAGGTGCGAACCTGCTCAACACTCAACTTGTTGCCCTGCAATTCCTTGAGCAGGGCTTGAGCGTTTGCGCCACTCTTTGAGTCAGCAATAGCGACGTGGTGCGAGATCGTGGCAATGGCGATCTTGCGCCCTGCCTGCTTTGCCCATTCTGCTTGAATGGATCGGTGTGAATGTCCAGCATCTACAAGCCCTTTGAGAATGCCTGCAATGTATTCAACCGTCTGTTGCTCTTTGGCAACAATTTTCTTGACCTCAGCAACAAGCGCAACTTTCGCGCCTACCTTTTCCTTTTCGTTTTTCATTTCGTTTTTTCCTTTGCTATCAACCCCGTTTGAGTTGATACCTCAACCATACACGAGAAAAGCCAAAATGGGCAACATTTGAGAAAACTTTTTTTTCCCTTTATTTGCAAGGGTTTTTGGGCGTGTCGGATTCTGCCCCTATTTGCCCCAGATACCGGCAACGCCAGCCCAACTTGTTGAAAGTTCAACTAACTAACCGTATCGGCAACTCTTGAGCCTTAACCCGTTGCAAGATCGCAACAATTCTTAGTGATCATAATTATGATCAGGCAACTTGATGCAGGTACGCAACAAGGCTAGGCGTTACAGATACGCAACACGCGCCAGACTTACGCGCTAAGCGTAACCGTTACCCATTAGCAACACGATCACCCGATTAGATACGCGCTACCCGTTACCAATACGCAACGCCTACGGGTTAGGGCTAGGCGTAAGGCTAGGCGTTACCAATAAGCAACGATCACTAAGTGATCATAATTATGATCAGCAACCTAGTTGCACTTAGGCAACACCCACCCGTAGCCACCGGTACACCCACACCCATACATAGGCACACCCACACACCCACACCCGTACGCATACGCATACATACACATACACACAGGCGAGTGCGGGCGCAGGGGTGCGCGAGCGAGCGCGGGAAGGTGCTGTGTACGGTACGGGCAGGTGCTGTAAAAGGTGCAGGAAAAATAGGTGCATTTTATCCTTGACAGGCTATGTACCTATATGGTAAGATGGATACATCAGGTTGTGAAAGACACAATCTGGTGGTCACCGCGAGGTGATCATAATTATGATCGGAAAGGTTAGTTAAATGGCTGACTTTTGGTTAGAGCAAGAAGATGCAGGTAAG